TCATCATTACTTAAATCTAAATCCAATATTTCCTTAACTGCTTTTTTTCCTAGTAGTAATTCTAACAATATACTTTGTTTTTCCATTACAGACTTTTCTGTATCAATTTCTAATTCATAAAGTTTATCATATGTCTTCTTAGTATTATCCACATCATAAAGTTTATCCAAAACTTTTATTTTTGGTTTTTCTCTTTTTTCCTTTGGTAAAATTTTTGTATCTAATATTCTCATTTTTTCCCTTCTCCTTATAATAAAAAATAGGGGAATGATAGTTCCCCCTTTTAAATAAAATTAAGCTCCTTCTGTATATTTAGGCTTTCCATGTGATATTAAATCAGCAGATAGAGGTGCTACATTTGTAGAATCTCCGTCCCATAAAATCTTTAACATCAGCAACTGCCTCCATTTCAAAGATATCTTTGTTAGGAAATGTTACCTTAAGTGCAGTATAAGCATCCACCCCATTTTTTAAAGCAAGACTTGCTAAATGATCATTTCCTGGATCTCCTAAGTGTCTCTTACCTGCTAAATTGAAAGTAACTTTCTTTGCTGTAGCAAGTGCACTTTGCCATCCTTCATTTTCCATTGCAGTCCATGTTTCAATACCAGTTTCAATTGATATATTCCCTTTTTCCATTTCTGCAACTTTAACATATGTCCATACATCACCTGTCTTTTTTGTTCCTAATTCTATTATGCAATTGTTTACTGGAAATACTCCAGATTTAATAACTTTTGGTTCTGGCATATTAATTCTCCTTCCTTTCATTTTCTATCAAATCTATTTCAAATGAAAATTCATAATTTCCTTTATCATCTGTCCCTAATTCAATAGGTTCAGAATACAAAAGATTTGAATATATTTGATAGTTATCTATATTAAAATTTCTAAAATTCCAAAATTCTTGTATTTTAGTAGCTTCTTCTAAAGCCTCTTTGTAATTAGTTCCATATTTTAATAAAATAGTTATTGGTTTTATTTTTGTTTTTTTATCATTTATGAATCCTTCATTCTTCATTACTCTCTTAGAATTATAAAAGGTTAGCATTTTTTCTTTATTATTATCTATCTTTCCTATAGAGATAGGATGTTGCCATTTGTAATTTTCTTTAAAATAATCTCTATATTTATCTAATAACATTATATTTTTCCTTTCATAAATTTCTTAAACAATTCATTAGCATAGTTTTTCTTATCTCCTGATATATAAGTTTCAAACCACATACCTTGAGCATTAGGATTTTTATTTTTTTTGAAGTTGTACTCTGGATGGAAATAAACTCTTCTAGCATATGGTGTGTCTACTCCAATAATTGCTTTTCCTTTTTCAATATGAGTATCATCTACAAAGATACTTTCTTCTAGTATTCCGTGTATCAAAAGGTATTGTTTGAGAGTCTAATAAGTCAGATTGGATTGAATCTGCTGTTTCTAATAATACATCAAGTGCATAAGTATTAATTTCATCAACAACATTTTGTTTGATTTTTTTACTAATTTTCATATTATCTCCAATTTTGTATGATTGACTGTTCCATCTGGATTAAAAATTCTATACCCTTTATGTATTGTATATTCTTTACTTTCTATTTTTACTTTACCTATAGATAAAGTTTTTATATTTGGGTTCAAATCTCCCTTAACTAATATAATTCCATTCAGTATTATTTCTTTTCCATTAGGTTCTAATCTTTTTTCTGTTTTTTCTTGATAAATACATTGCTTATTAATACTCAATACTTCATTGAAACCTCCATCTTCAGATATTTCATCACTATAAATTACAATTTCACATTCTGTATTTGCTAAAAAATCTAAAAAATCTAGTTTTTTTATTCTCTCTACCATTTAAAACCTCTTCTCATTAATCCTGTTTTCTTTAAATTACTATAAGCTAAGTAAGGTATTTTATATTTTTTGATCTCTGTTATTATTTGTTCGTTTAACTCAGATGTAACTGATATATCCCCTACGCTATAGCTTTTCAAATTCATTGTTTGTTCATATAACTCTGTATTCTTAAAATAAAACTCAGTACTTACAAACATACATTTTTTCAAACATTCCTTTTGAAAATCAGTTAAATTGTCATATCCTATATAAACTATTCTATTAAATGTTAAATCATCAATTATATCTTGTATTGTTTCAAAAATATAAGGAGGTATATCAAGTTTACCTCCCCTATTTTTGTATTCTTCAATATTCAGGTAAAGCATATATCACCTCTATTCTTCAATTATAGGTTCTATTTCTACAGGTTCTACTGCTTCTTTTGCTTTACCTTTTGATGTATTTTTTTTGTCTTTTTTACTTTCTTCATTATCTTCTGCAGGTTCTACTGCTGTTATAGTATTTATTTTGTCATCTTCTGGTGACCATCCTACTATTGTCATATTAATTCCTCCTAATCTTATGCTTGATATGATAAAGCAAATCCAGCTCTCTTATTCTTATATCCATTTTCAAGAGAATATATTCTATATAACATCTTATTGAAATCTCCATCTTGATCTTGGTCTGCTGTAAATATTTTTATGTTTGCATGTTTAGCATATTGAAGTACTGCTGGTTTGTGAATTATCATAAAGTTAATTTTCTTACCATCGCTTGCTGGTTTATATCCTCCTCTTTCTTCTCCACTTTCTTTACCATTTAATAGTTGAATTTTAGTGTAAAATCTACTTTGTGGTACTTCAATTACTGCTTTAAAATTATCTAAAATATCTGTATTAGTTATTTTTGAAACATGTTTTGCTTTCTTAAGTAGTGTAGGTGTTATGAATAAAATTCTTTCTGATTCACCTACTTCATCTTCTGTCATTTGAGAATAAGTATCTTGTATTGCTTCAAGAATTTCTTCACCTTTAGTATATGTAACAGGTGTTAATTTAGTTATATCATTTAAGCTTGAATATTTAGCAAATCTCATAGCATCAATTTCTGGAACAACTTTAGTTCTAACAAATTCACCAGAAAGTTTTCCATAGGCAATCCCTGCTGTTTCTTCATTATCTATTCTATCTACTTTTAACTTTCTTCCTCTTTCATAATCAAATGGTACAGTTTGGTTAGTTAATTTAACATCACCCTCTGTATAACCTGAATTTCTTGAATAATCTCCAAGACCATCCATGTCTATCATAGGTATTATTATTTCATTAGCATTAGCTCCTGCTTGAACTAGTTCTTCTTCTGTATCTAATATTGCAGTCTTTGCTTCTGCTTTATACACCGCATCAAGAAGTTGAGGTGCATTTTGTTTAAATTTTTCTATTGTATTCATATTATATCTCCTTTAATAAATTATTATTTTAGCTTCATTGCTTTTTTTAATTTATCTAATGGATCTACCTTTTCTTTTTCTGTTTCCTTTCCATCTCCACCTATAGTGAAACCTTTTTCTTCACTTTTCTTGCTTAATTCTGGAAAGTCCTTAAGTATTTCTTCTATTTCAGTATTAAGTTTAGAATTATCGATATTGCCGCTTTCATCTAATATAGCTTTTTTATCAACTAATCTCATCATTCTACTTGACTTACTAGAATCAACACCTTTTACAAGTAAAGCATTTTCAATTCTTAAATTAACAGCTTCTAACATACTTGCTTCAGCCTTTTTACTTAATTCATCAAACTTGTCCTTGCTTTCATTTGTATTTCTGCCCCATTCAGCTTGCTTCTTATTAAGTAACTCATTTACTTTTCTGTCATAACTTGCCTTATACTCTGGGTCTGTTAAAATCTCATCAAAAGTAATAAAATCTTCTCTTTTTTCTTTTGATACTTTTTCATTTGTTTCAGCAGTTTTTTCTGCACCTTGTGTGTTTTCTACACCATCTGTTATTGTCATAACTTTTCTCCCCTTTCTCAGTCCAATTTAGGCATTAAAAAAAGAAGTCTTAAAAAACTTCTTAATGCTTATTTTCAAACCAATACATGTATTTAATGTAACAATCCAATTTTGCAAAACTCTACTTTCAAATTATTACATAGTGCTATATATGCACTGTTTAAATGTATCAGTATTACACCTAAACACTACATATATATAAAAAAAACAACCAGCTATATTAACTAGTTGTTTTAATAGGAAAGAGAGTGACGCCGTTCTCTCATCTCTTTTGACCCTGTGGGTGTGTGGACGCATCATTTTTCCACCTTTTCCTATATAAACATATTATCATACTTCGTTGTTTTTATCAAATATTTTCGTTATTTTCTTTGATTTCATTCCATTTATTATTCTTCTAGTTTCTATGTATTGCATTTGAATGATTGAATTCTTATAATTAGATTTTGCTTCAGTATTTATTTTTATTGCAATTTTGATGTTTTTATCATATTCCTTTAGCATCCATATTGTATCTTTCCTTCCATTTTCTTTATATATTTGATCTGGATTAGTTACTATATTAGGCAATTCTTTAATATATTTTGTTACCTCTGGATGTCTTTCTTGAATATGTTTTTTTCTTTCTTCCATTAATATTATATCTTTGTTTACTATATTAAATGGCAAGTTCCATTTATCATTTATCTTTCCTATCTCACTATATCTAACTTTATCTAGATTATTTTTTTCAGATTTCCCTAGTCTTTTAGCAATATTTATTTTTATTTTAGAAAATTTACTTTTATTTTC